AAATACCTGCAAGTGCATAACGGCGAGCATACGTTAACGAAGACCCGTAGGCATGGGCATTACTTGCGTCTTTCATGCGTAGTATTTGCTCAGACTGCATAAACTCTCCACTCTCTGCGTGGTAGACTGTTGTAATCAAAACGTCTTCGTGTGGATGCTGCGTTACAAATAATCCGCATTCTTGCAAAATTGGATAAATGGTTTCTAAGATGCTCGATAGGTCGGCATAGTTCTTCTTAAATTGTCCATTCATTGCGTTCTTCTTTACGCTTGATACTTTGCCTTGAAATTCAAACAAGGCTTTTGTAAGTGTGGTGATTTTTTCAGATGTTTTCATTTGTCTTGTAGTTGGATTATGTTAATAGCTTTTACTTTATAGTAATAGGTTAAATCGTGTAGAATGTCGTAGCGTTCATCAAAGTTTAAATATATAAAGTCAATGATGTTCTCGTCATTACTGCGACAAAACTTGTGAGCGTGTTCAAATTGGTCATCAAAGTATTTGTATGCTTTGGTCTGTACCTCACGCAGGTCATAGATTAAATGCACAAAAGGTAACTCTACCTGGAGAGTGTCACCCTCAACAAAGATTTGTGCATCAACTTGCATGGCTAACGTCTTCTAATGCTGCTTTGATTACGCTCATTGCTTTTGGGTTAATGATGTCCCCGTTGAGATACTTGCGCACGCTTGGTTGGCTTACGCCCGTTGCTTCAGATACACGCTTAATCAAGCCATGCGTCTTGTTTAGTTTAATTTGCTTTATGATTTCTGCTAATTCCATAGGTTCAAAAGTAAAACAAAGTTTTCATATTGCAATAATATTTTTCATAATAGAGCAAAAAAAAGGGGAAAATTAATTCCCCGTTAGGCTTTCTACGATGTATTCGCTTATCCTTGTTGCCAGTGTTTGCGTTGTAACTTGCTTTAGTGCAGGCGATGCAAACGGTCTTGCTTTTGTACCTTCTCGGTGTATCTTTCGGGTAATAACGTAGGCAAGTGATTTGGTTGCTGCTATCCTATCCGGTGACTTACTAATTACATTAACCTGAAGATCACGTTTGTTCTGAATCCACTCGTATATATTCTTATATAGTTCGCCACTACCACCACCTTGCGTAGGCTTTCTTCCGTTTTCAACGTAGAACCAATAGTCCTGCATCATTATTGAAAGATTGTAACCCGTAGCCGGTTGCGTTATTTCGGGCGTAATGCTTTGCGATAGGCTGCTACTTGCGTTACTCTTGTTTTTGAGTAAGTTGTTTTGCAGCTGCTTGATTAACTCATTGCCCCAATTTTGTATAATGCGATTAACCCCATCGTTATCGGATGGGGTAAAGTCTTTAAAGTTTTTGCCTATATCCTCAAGAGTTGCCATTGATACTTAAATAGGCGTATGCGAGGAAATCGTTTAATCTATTGAACCAACCCTTACCAAATACGTCAAAGTCCTTTAAACCGCTTAAAAAGTGCCTTCTATGTGCGTTTAATGATTCAAACGCTGCCTTCTCTCCTTTGTCTTTTATCAATTGGTTAATTGTTGTAACCGTTTGATTTCCGATTTTGCCATCAATAGCCACTTTGTACCCTTGAGTATTAAGCCACTTTTGAACCTGGCGTGAAGCACCGGCAACGCCTGAACCCCATGCAAAATCTGTAACAAATTCACCCAAGATTTGTGACTGAATTAAGTCTGCTTTCACTCCGTTCCAATACAACTTGTAGATGCCTTTAAAATCTTCGTGAGTCATCTTATAAAATCTGGCAATTGCTTCTGCACTATCTCCGTATACAGATTTAAACACACGCCAAGTTATGCCCTTGTTCGTGTGATTGCCACTTCCATCCGGTACTTGGTCCAAAGATGCACTGTCTCTTGTGTGTTTTGATAGACCGCCTTCCCAACGAAGGATGTAGTCTAAATTTGCTTTATCAAGGTTTGCCATGTTGCTCAATTTCTTTGTGTAGTCGGTTAAGATACCATTGTGATTTCTCCAAGTCTTGCAACCCATTTTTGCGATTATACCTCCACAAATACTTAAACACATTACCACGTAGATAGCCTTTAAATTCTTCATATGTCATACTTGCTTTAATGCACTCAATGCACTCAATTTCGCCTTGATAGTGAGTAGGATTGTTTACTGCATCCATAGTGTTTTAAATTCTGTGAATAGCAAATCTATGTAAAAAACGTGACCACCCGTCATATATACCTGGGTTAATTCATAAAATGCAGACGCACCGACAACGTGGTTTAAATCCAAAACGCCTGCCTCTTCTATCTCAACCTCGCTTTCTACCTCAATACCAATGCGCTCGTATAGAGGATCAATATCGTTTTCACGAAATACGTAGTTTACTTCTATTTTCATTGGGTTTGGTAGGTTCTTGCTTTAACTATTCGTTTTTCATTGTTTTCTACTCCGCAGCGACTTGGTAATAACTCAAGCCATCTACCACCTATAAAGCGTGGTGAAAAACCTTTTTCAATTGCCCAACCTGCTGCACCATATTCGTCTCCTTTTTTATACTCATCTTTGTATGTTGCAGTACGAATCATAAGGATATCTTTAGTGTCAACACAGTTCATATGGTTCATCTGCTCTATACGGTAGTTCATTTCATAATCTTCGTGAACATGACCTTGCCAAATTAAATCAGCACCTTGAACAAATGTAGACATTCTATTGTGTCCTATAACGCCTTTAGTAACTGCACCACCTGCCATTCCGTGATGGTATTTTATCCGATACGATACTTTAGCACCACCTTGATTAAACGTATAAACTATCCAACCACCATAACCACCTAATTCTATATGAGTGTCATTTTGCGCATTTAACCCACCGACAAATCTATCGAGTATAGAAATTTCGTTGTGTTTAAGACACGATGTTTCGTGATTCCCCCAACCAACAACTTTTAAATTTTTTGCGTAAGGACTAAACCATTCAATTGCCTGATTTACTATTTCATCAAAATAATGATCTACTTTGAATTCAGGTCGTAAACTTCCTTTACTGCCTCTAAAATCTCTACGACCACCCATCAAATCAAAAGTGTCTCCATTAAAAAAAATGTGACAATCTTGTTTAACGGCTTCGTCAAGGTGACGTTTTAAAAGATTTCGTTGGCAATATGGGGAATCCCAATGAATGTCCGAGATTAAAAGAATCTTTTGAGCTTTCCAATCACTCGTAAACTTATGTACGTTTGTCATAAAAGTAGTGCAATTACTAAAAGCGTGGTGACTATTGAAAAAGTCTGATAACGAACTATTGCGACTTGCTGCTTGTTGTTTTTGCTCACAAGGTCGGTGATAGTTTCGTTTTGTGAATGTATGACAATAGAATCATTGTGCGCCAAAACTCGGTACAATGATTGTTTTTGGCGACATTTATGCAGTTCTAACAAACGCTCATTTATCTCTTTTATCGTGCTGTCGGAGAATTGAGAGGATAGAGTGCGTGGTTGTAGGCTTATGCATAGTGTCAACAAAAGTAGCAACAAGCGAGTCGTGCCTTTTGTCCACTTCGTATATCTCTCGTATAATAACGTATCTCGTAGTATCATACCGGTATGTCGCAGTAGCTTTCGAGGTAGGGCGTGTTAATAGTAAAATTAACACCATGACCGCAAATAATGTCAGTCCTTGAATCGTAAAAAGAATCCGCTTGTCCATTAACTATTATTTCAAAATCGTCATCCGTCACATTTCTACTAATAAGTGTGACAATATCTATAATTATACCTGCTGTATCTGACAGCACTTCTATCGTGTTACTGCTGCTCTCAAATTGCCTATCCATTACCAGCATGGCAAACTGATAACTTATTAGCCGTGCTTCGGTATTAAAGTTAAAACCATTAGGCACTAACCACACTAAAGGGTAATACTTGACCTCTTCAACGGCAAAATCAAACTCTGCCCCTACCGCAAACTTTCCGACCATCTTGTGGCTCTCGGCTTGCGTTTTTATCTTTTGGATTATTTGGTTTAGTGTCATACAATTTTAGTAGTTTGGCTTCGTTTTTTAACCGCCATTTATTCTTCTCCGTAGTCATAATTATAAAAACAATCGTCATTGCTGCCAGGCAAATAGAATCCACCTAACACAGCTGTATTTTTTGGGCGGATAACATCAAAGCCGGTACCTGGGTTTAAGAACTTAGGGTATGAATTAGGGTTTTCTTTGAGGTAGTCACGCACTCTTTCTGCATAGTACTCGGCTTTATCTCGATATCGCTGTTCAATTAAGGTAAGTTCTGACGTAGAGATAGGTGTAGCATTCTCACTATTGCGACTTGCTACGCTCTTATTCATAAATTTAAACGTCATAGGCAGCATTGATTCTACCAAAGTGTAGTATTTTAAGCAAGGTGCAATATAACTGTCTAAAAGCGTTGTATTGAGCTGAGTTAAAGTACCCGCAAATGCCTGCGTTTGCAATTCGTCATATATGCCTGAACCAATGATGTCCCTTATGTAAATTTCTTGAGACTCCTTTATTGCGCTTTTTAACAATTTTGGATCAAGATTCTCGTTTAAAGGCGAGTTATCAATTAGGTAACTTGTGCTTATAAAATATACGAAATTCGTCATAAGTTTCTTCTAAATAATTGTGGTTGCCAAATGTGTCTGCAGTACGGCACGTGAGCTGCAGGTGAACTGCCTGCGATAGTCATCCAACCGCCTCTGCGCTTCCAAGCATCGTAACCGGGATCGTTGTATTCTCTTGCAAGAACGCTGCTAATTTGGTCAATATCTTCTCTTGTGTACACTCGATTTAAAGCGACTAATCTTTTGCAAAAGTCACGGCTTGTACTTATGATTCTACCACCGCTTATACCAGGTGCTTTTTGGTAAGTGTAACGTGTTACAATTTCAGTGCTGACGTTGGAATCGTCAAGTCTTTTGATACCTTGCGGTAAAACCTCAATGATGCCATCTACGACTCTTATAAGGCGTTCCTCTACCATCATATCCACTTCGGCTTGTATCTCTTCCACGGGCTTGTTAATGTTGTTTGCAAGCACATCTAAAGTGATTCCTTTATTTGAGTACAACCACTGCAATATTGCTGCTTGTAATCCTGCACCAAATTGCATCGGTACTGCCGTAAACTTTGAAGCATCTTCGCCAAATTGTGCGAACACTGCAAGGTCTTTATCATCATCCCAACCAAAAGGACTTTCAGTAGAACAACTGCATTTTGCTGAAGACATCTGAACGCTCTTGGTCATGCCTAACTCTTTACGGGCTTCGTCACGGTCTATAATGCCTTTTTCAAATAGGCTCACATAATCCA